TTTATCAAGATTGATTCGGAAACCATCGGGTATACCAACGTCAGTGGCAATAGCCTTATCAACTGCCTGCGTGGGCAGAACAGTACTACAGCAGCGGCACACACGGCTGCAACGGCTATCTACGTCCAGAACTTGCCTTGTATCAACGTCTGGCCTACCCCTGATGCTGGTGGTGACTACACCTTTGTGTACTGGCGGCTACGTCGGCTGCAGGACGCTGGGAATGGCGTGAACGTCGAAGACATCCCCTTTCGGTTTATTCCCTGCATGGTTGCGGGCTTGGCGTTCTACATCGCGGCTAAGCGGCCTGACGCTGACCCTATGCGGGTAAGTTTCTTGAAAGATGAGTACGAGCAGCAGTGGCTACTAGCCGCCCAAGAAGACCGAGAGAAAGCCTCAGACCGGTTTGTTCCAAGAGTGCTCTTCTATTGAGGTGAAGCGTGGCTACTAAATACGCTTCTGGCAAGTACTCGATTGCGGAATGCGACCGATGCGGGCAACGATACAAACTTAGTGAGCTCAAGAAAGAGGTCATTAAGACAAAGCTTTTCCAGATTAAAGTCTGCCCTACTTGCTGGGACCCGGACCAACCTCAGCTATCATTAGGTTTGTATCCGGTCAATGACCCGCAAGCAGTGCGCGAGCCCCGTCCTGATGTGTCTTATGTGATGTCAGGAACGGATATAAATGGTTACCCTGCTGGTGGTTCTAGGGACATTCAGTGGGGTTGGGCTCCGATTGGTGGGGGTGGTAGTGTTGATGCAGGTTTAACACCCAACTACTTGGTCGGAACCACGAGTGTTGGCACAGTTACAGTAACGGTTTCATAGGAGTTTATGATGGACAAGAAGACAGTCAAACGTATCGCTGATACTGAGGCCAGCAAAATGGTCAAGGGCCATGAGTCGCGCATGCATGCTAAAAAGATGAAGGCCGGTGGCCCTACGTCTGAAGACCGAATGCGTGATGGTCGTAACATGTCCCGAGCTAAAAATCAAGGGAGCAAGTAATGGCATACAGCATGAAAAAAGGTGGTAAGGAAGTTGGCCCCGCCAGCGTCTACGCGCCTCCCCACACGATGGATGGCAAGGCTATGAAGGGTTCTCCAAGCGGCCCTAACCAGAGCAAGCTTGATACGCTTGATGTTGCCATTGGCCCGTATAGCAAGTCTGCTGGTGATGAGCAAGTCAAAACAACTGGTATCCAAACTCGTGGTAATGGTTGCGCTACCAAAGGTACGATGGCAAGGGGCCCGATGGCATGAACTATTCTGAGCTTTCGGCGGCGATACAGACTTACACGGAAAACAACTTTCCGACGATTACCCTTGCGGATTCGTCTACGGTCTCGTCTACGACTCAGATTAACCGGTTCATTCAGCAGGCAGAGCAGCGCATCTACAACTCGGTGCAGTTTCCCTTTTTGCGTAAGAACGTGACGGGAACAATTACAGCGAACAACAAGTACCTATCCTGCCCCGATGACTACCTGTCTTCGTACTCCTTGGCTATCTTCTCCGGTGCAGGCCCGTACACATTTCTACTCAACAAGGATGTGAACTTCATACGCGAGGCGTACCCCACGCCGACTGACACCGGAACACCAAAGTACTACGCGCTGTTCGGCCCGACAGTCGCTAGTTCTATTATCAGCAACGAGTTGTCGTTCATTCTTGGCCCGACACCCGACGCAACCTACTCCGCAGAACTGCATTACTACTATTACCCCGAGTCCATCACCACTGCGCTTACAACTTGGCTGGGCGACAACTTTGACACTGTGCTGCTGTACGGTTCACTTATAGAGGCGTACACCTTTATGAAGGGTGAGCCCGACATGGTTGCGCTGTACGACGGTAAGTACAAGGAAGCCCTTGCACTGGCTAAACGTCTGGGCGATGGTCTAGAGCGTCAGGATGCGTACCGCAGCGGTCAATATAGGCAGGCGGTGACATGAGCATTGTCCAGACGCAGACCACCAGCTTCAAGAAGGAGTTGTACGAGGCCGTCCACAATCTGTCTACGAACACTCTCAAGATTGCGCTCTACACGGGCAATGCCAGCTTGAACGAAGACACCACGGCCTATTCAGCGTCCAACGAGGTTGTAGCGTCTGGCTATACAGCCGGGGGCAATACGCTGACTGGGGTGACCATCAGTTCCTCGGACTACACGGCCTATGTAAATTTTGCAAATACGTCTTGGACTGCGGCAATCACAGCCCGGTGCGCTTTGATTTACAACGTGACGCAAGGCAACAAATCCATTGCAGTGATTGACTTCGGGGCAGACAAAACCTCGACCACGACCTTTACAATCACCATGCCTGCCAACACCTCCACCACCGCACTTATCAGGAGTTCAAATTGATTGTTACTACGACCAAAGGCGACATGGACGAATCTTTGCTTGAAAAGCGAGAGGGTACAGTCGATAATGACAATGAACTCACAACATGGGTTGAGTACTGGTTAGAGGGTGAACTTGTCCACCGTTCTGCCCATGTGACTCTGAAAAAAACAGCCGTCTTTGGTGGCGGTGAAACAGCTTCTTTTGCTTAAAGGATAAATCATGGCAAATACTCAATCAATGTGTACCTCGTTTATGGGCGAGTTGCTGACAGCAACGCACAACTTTGGCACTGCGCCAACCCGTGGCACATCCGCAGCCGACACCTTTAGGGGCGCTTTGTACTTGGCTTCCGCCACCATCAATGCCTCAACCACTGCGTACACAGTAACAGGCGAAGTAACCGGCGCAGGCTATTCTGCTGGGGGCATAGTTGTAACAAACGCAACGCCACCAACGGCAACCAACGCATCAGCGACTGCCGGGGTGGCCTTCTTTACGCCCTCTGCCAGTTTGACTTACACCTCAGTTACTTTGGCAACGGCGTTTGATGCTGTATTGATTTACAACGCATCACAAAGCAACAAGGCAGTGAGTGTCCACACATTTGGTTCACAGACCATTACGGCGGGTACTTTTACTTTGACAATGCCTGTGAACAACACAGCCACAGCACTGTTGCGTCTGGCTACAACCTAAGCGGAGGCGGCGCAGGCCGTAGACCATGTTTGGTATATCCGCATACGCCCAGTCGCCCTATGCCGCTCTTGGCGAGAATGTAGTTGTTGTCGCCCTGACGGGCGTGGCTGCGTCTGGGGATGTTGGGTCTGTAACAAAGGTAAGCACGGTCGCCCTGACAGGGGTCGTAGCCGCTGGTGATGTAGGTACGGTTGTTGCCGCAGGGTCACAGGCCATAACAGGTGATGAGGCGGTAGGTAGCGTTGGGTCGGTTGTACAAAGTATTTCCGTTGTTCTGACTGGGGTTCAGGCTCTTGCAGACATTGGCGATGTAGACGAAACCAACTTTCCGTTAATAGCTGGAGTTCACGCCAGTGGTGAAGTTGGTACACCTACAGCGGTTCTAACGCTTGCTCTATCTGGGGTATCAGCCTCTGGAGCGGTTGGCACAGTCACCAATGGCGGTATAGAGGTTGCACTGGCAGGGGTAGAGGCTTCTGGCTTTGCCGGAACAATGCTCTACAACGAGTTGGCTGAAATAACCGGCGATGTGGCGATAGGCGCGGTTGGCACGGTAGGGCCGGTAGTTTCGGTTGCTTTGACGAGTGTCACAGCTTCCGGTGCGGTTAGTGCGGTAGATTTTGTGCAGGTTGCGTTCTTAGCTGGGGACGAAGCGGCGGGTCTTGTTGGTACGGTTGGCCCTGTAATAACTGTGGCGTTGTCTGGGGTTCAAGCCGCAGGCTCGGTTGGAAATGTAATTGCCGTATATTGGAAGTTGATAGATGACAGCCAAACAGCAAACTGGCAAAATATCAATGATGCGCAGACGGCAGCATGGGCAGCAATAGCTACCGCACAAACATCAAGCTGGACTTTGGTTGAAACGGCTTAAGGATACACATGGCTTTTGTACTTGCAGACCGGGTAAAAGAAACTACCACTACGACGGGTACGGGGACTATTACGCTCCTCGGAGCCTCCACTGGCTTTCAGTCCTTTGCTATTGTTGGCAACGGTAATACAACGTATTACACAATTGCAGGCCAGACTGGTTCTGAGTGGGAGGTTGGGATTGGTACGTACTCAACATCCGGTACAACCCTTGCCCGTACCACGGTAATATCAAACAGTTCAGCTACACAGCCTTCAGCTTTAAGTTTTTCCGCTGGCACAAAGGATGTATTTGTCACTTACCCTGCTGAGTTCACAGCTAACGCTATTGGTGGTGGTATTGGCACAGTTCTTCTTAATGCAGATACAGCCACTGTTAATGGAACAATTGCCACAGGGCAAAACGGTTTGAGTGTGGGGCCAGTCACCCTAGCGTCAGGTGTAGCCATCACAATCTCCGGCGGTCAACGCTGGTTGGTCTTATAAGGACAGAACATGGCATCAACTATCTCAGCAGGCACAACCAGCGCAACGGCGCTAGTGCATACAGCCGACACATCTGGCGCGTTGGAATTGAAGACCAACAATGGAACCACAGCGGTCACTATCGACACAAGCCAGAACGTGGGGATTGGCGGCGGCACACCCGCAAGTAACCCAAAACTCAGTATGTACGGCGGCATACGTTTCCTGTCAACGGAAGCTGCTTCTGCTACTTATACCGGCATTGGAAGCATTGTTAGCGACACAATGAGCATCAGTACTGCGGGTAGTGAGCGGATGCGTGTTACTGCCGGTGGCGATGTGGGGATTAACACTACTTCGCCAAACGCAAAATTGGAAATCAAAGCGGCATCTGCAAGCCAACGTCAATTACAACTAACGCATTTCAACTCTACTGACGGCTGGTACTTTACTGCTGACGATACTGGCGGTGTTCTTAAAACATCACGCCAAGGTAGTTCAGGCTTGAATGGTGAGGCAATGCGTATCGACTCCAGCGGCAACGTG